TCATTAAATCCAGCCTTGCGTGCAGCTCTAAACATTTCATGCTTTGCAATATAGAATTGATCTAGTTTTGATAATGGTTCAGGAGTTTGGCGAACTACTCTCCGATTAACCTTTTTGCGTGGTGTGCGTTTTCGTGTGTTCGCCATAGCAGAAATTATCGCCTATTCATTAATGAGAACAGTTCATCAACACGCTGTTCTAATCTTAAACTTCTATCATCAATTCGGTTAATGGCATCCTTAATCGAGCTGCCAGAATTCGGGCGCAGTTCACTTAGGAAACTTTTAATAACCCATCGTAGAGCCAGCAATAAAGCGCTTGCGATACTTATTACGCCAACGCCAAATGCGACTAATTCGTTTGGACTCATTTTTCACTAAGGCCATAATCTACTTCGCTCCCTGATTTTGGATCTAACGCTTTTGCTATTGGGGCAACAATTGCACCAAGCAAGGTTGCATAAGCTGGATGAATGTCAGCCACTATTGCTAAGGCAACTGTAATTCCACTAGCTGCTACAGCTCTCAAATATGACTTAATTGCTGCTTTGTGTTTTTTAGATAGTTTCATTAATTGCCTTTCAGTAGTGGGATGTCAAACTCTGCTTTGTTATTGTCTTGATCTTTTTTGAAGCTAATATGTATATGGTGATCGTGTGGCGAATAGCCCTTATATTTTCGCCAACGCCAATTGAGCACCGGACTTGCAATTTTGCCTAAATGAATTACATAACTGATACGGCCTTGAGATTTCCCATATAATCTAATTTGATCTGCCAAGTATGCTGAAAGCCTTTTGTCGTCAGATAACCGAGCAGAAATGTCAAGCCCTCTAACGCATCCTGTTTTTGGGTCAGGGTTGTGGTCTGACTTAGTGGCTCGTTGCATATGTGCCACAGAAGCCAGCCATCCATCACTTTTACGATCCCTGTCTGGATAACACTCATTGACTTGATCTCTGAATGTTTCAGCAGCTTTAGATAACCAAGGCTTCATTAGCCAAGTTCAGGTAAATCATTTGGGTAATCAACATCTGCATATTCAGGCGAATTATATTTTTCACAAACTGCTGAACCCCAATAGTTAGCACTTTCCTCGGAATCAAATGCGCCAACTTCATCAATTTTTTTATTGCCTGATTTCAAAATAACTTTGAAGTCATCTGTTATTGTGTATGAAAGTGCCATTAGTTCTCCTTAGAATGATGTGAAAATAAATCCGGAAGAAGTTCCGCCACAAATATAACCTGCCGAACCCACCCATATTGCGCCAGCGGTATTTGAACCTGCTCCAGCAGTTCCATTAGATGTAGTTGGTGATAAAAAACCATAATTTTGTTTTGCGTAATTTCCGCTCATTGGGGTAGTTGAATAAGATATGACATATGTTCCAATATAATACAAATTTCCATTGTAATAATAAAGTTCATCTCTACTAGCTGGAACTGTTGCACCACTTAATAAAGTTGTAGTTCCTAAAGTTGTAGAAGTTGAAAATCTTATGACATTAGTATCAGTTATAACTAAAGCTCTTGTGCCATCCCAATAAATAGCACGCAAGGATGCACCTGAACCATCTGCACCAGAAGTCCAAGTTCCTGAAGGAGCAGAAGCACGCAAATAATTATATGTTATAGTGCTGGCAACGACAATCCAATTAGTTCCATTATAAATTGAAGCATAATAAGTTGTGCCTAAATCGTTCATCACTTGTGATTTTCTTGTCCAAGTTGTTCCATCTGTGGAATAAGTAATACCGCCAGTATTTGTAGCCCCACCACCTGCGCCAACTGCAACCCAAATAGAATTGGCATAAGTAACATGATTTATAGTATTTGTGGACATATTTGAAGTTCGGGCAGTCCAAGTTACTCCGTCGCTTGATGTTGTAATAGTTCCATTACCACCAACTGCAACCCATAAACTATTACCAAAAAATACAGAATTGATAGCATTTGCGCCAAATCCTGAAGTTCGTGCTGTCCAAGTAATTCCGTCTGGTGATGTTGATAATTTTCCGCTATCACCATAAGCAACATATAAATCAGTTCCGTTATATTCTATACCATTGACCGAAGCGGTTAAATTTGTTCTATGGGTAAAAGTTAAAGTTGATGGCGATTTCCATTCAGGAGCGGTTGCACCAGTATTAACAGTTAATATCTGACCAGCAGTTCCAAGTGCAAGACGAGCAGCGGTGTCAGCAGCAGTTCCATAAATTAAATCTCCAGCAGCATCAATAATTGTTTTATTAATTGCTGCACCAGCATTAGTAAATACTGTGCTATCAATTGCAGTTCCAAGTGATCGAATCGCTGCTGCACCATCTTTGACTAGCGCGGTATCATCTGGAGTAGTCCAGCTATAATTTGTAGTGGTTGCCATTTTATCCTTTTCCTATGCGACTATTGTAGCGTATTCCCAAGTCAAACTTGGGTCGATTGTGTTCCAAGCCTCTGTTATTGGCGTGGTATTCCAACGCATCGCCACTTGGCTGAATGCAACTGGAGAAACATTGATTGTTAAAAACAGCTCATTGAACCGAGTGCTCCACGACCAGCCCTCAACATAACCTTCAAAATCTCCACCTGATATTTGGCTTGGTAGGTTTTGAATATGAACTGGCATCCCCATAAATACAGCTAGTAGATCATCCCGATCTGCGTTATCAATTTCAGGGTTAGTTATTGGAAATGTAATCGATTGGAATGCTGGTATTGGATAGGCTCTTTGGGCTATGTATCGGTCTGCAATAGCCTGAGCATCGACAGTTCCATGAACCCGAGAGTTAATCGTTTCGGCTTTGTAACCATATAGGGCAATTGAAGCGGCATCTGTGGCATCAACTTGCTGATTGTAATTGCTACCATAATTTAGGTATATATCATTTCTGACATCTGCTGAACGCATGATTGTAGATAAGCCAGCGCCTAACGCATGGCGAGCATCTAGTTCAACATAACCATTGACTAAAAGATAATTCTGCCTATGGTCTGCATCTGCATAACCTACATTTCCGGCATTGTCCTCATAAATATAACCAAATGCTGAAGTTGCAATATCTGAAACAACATTGTAAATCGTGTCAGTAACATTTGATTGGGAACTCATTGTGTAAAGACCCGGCTGATCTATTTCGCCAAGCCCTAAATTGACGGCATCTTCCCAAGTTTCGGTTGGATCATAAGTTGACCATTGAGAAGCTGCTGGCACATCATTCCAAGTTCCAAGCAATACACTTGAAAGAATGTCATAAATTTGGTTGCCATCTTCATCTTGTGAAATGTTGTCATTAAAGATTTCTTTGGTTAATCTAGCAAGTGAACCCATAGCCAAAAGCGTGTATTGGACAACTGTGGCTGCTGCACCTGTTTGTAAAACTCCAACTGTAACATCCGTTAAATCTCCACCAAATAATGAAACATAAGATCCAACTGAGTCTTTAACTTGCAAATCAAAAGAGTCGTTAATGTCAAATGGAAGTGTTTGGTTATTTAATGCAACCAGCGTGACTTGCATATAAGAAGGAAGTGGCTGTTGGTAAATGTCAGATCGACCTGCTTGATGTTGGACATCTGAAATGGTGATGTTAGTATAATCAACCCCACCGACAGTTAATTTCCAGTCTGGTGTAAATGCTGACATTAGTTGACTCTATCTCGTAACGCAGTTACCGATCTAGCTGCTTGGCTATTAAGTTGATTTGCCACAGCTCTAGCAGTTCCCTCAGGATCTAATGCACCTGATACATTGATTACAATACTTGGATTAGCTGCAAGGGTTTGACCTTGTTTTTCTAGCACTCTAAATTGTGCTTGAAGTGCATCAAATTGTTTTTGAGCAGCTGACTTAGATACTCCACCAGATGCAACTTGGAATGTCAGCTCGGTAAATTGATCTTGAACTCTTAATAATTTATCTGCTAAATCTTTTAAGCTAGTAGCTGCTTGAGTGCTAACACCACCACCACCTGCTCCACCACCTGCTCCACCACCACCTGCTCCGCCACCCGCACCAAAACCACCGCCACCGCCACCGCCACCAAGGCCAGTTGGCAAACCAAATTGTGGGTTTCCTGCACCATATTCAAATGATGATCCACCTGCTCCGGTTTCGTCTGCGCCTCTAGCAAATTGACTTAATCCATAAGTAACTGCCACAGCTGCTAATGCTGCTGCTGCTGTTCCAACAGATGCTCCACCGGTAGCAAATGCAGTTGCAACACCTGCACCTGCTGCTGCTGTTCTAAGTGTTTTCATGGCTGCAATTAATGTTCCAATAGCGGTAACAAATGCTGCAATTTTATTTACAACAAATACTGTGGCTATAACTCCACCCAATATAATCAATTCATCTTTAATGTTAATTACAAACTTAATAACTCCTCGTAATTGTTCACCAAATCGAAAAGCACCTTCGGTCGCTTTAGCTGTTTCTGATGCAATTGAGTTATCTCCCGTTAATCCAGATATAAATGCCTGAATGTTAGGGACTACTGTTTGAATTAAATAATCAGCAAATTTGACAAAAATAGGAAGTAATGCTGCTCCTATTTGTTCCTTAGCCTCATCCATAGCAATAGTTAATTGTCTAAACTTAAATTCAGCGTTAGTAGATTCATTGGCAATAAACCCGCCATAGGTAGTCTTTAACTCTTTAGTAATATCATCAAATGATTTAGTTTTTAAGGTTGCAGCATCTATTCCTAGACCTAACTTACCTAATGCAGTATTTGACCCATCATAGGCTTTACCTAATGCGTTTGTAACTGTTTCTAATGGTTTACCAGTTGCCACGCTTATTTCTTGAGCAAGGCTTAAAAGTTCCTGAGCCTTAGTAACATCCTGAGTTGAACGAATTAACCGAGATAGAGCTGGCCTTAAAACATCATCGGTGGTAGCAGTTGCAATTGCTTGCTTAGTAATATAAACATCAATTGATCTGATCTGTTCCTCAGTAGCCCTAGTATTGGCTCTAATTGTCTGCTCAAGGGATTTTCTAGCCTTCTCATCCTCAGCAGCAGCTTTAACAGCTGATATAGCAAATGCGCCGGCAGCAGCACCAGCAGCAGCAAATGCCAACGCAGCTTTCTTTCCAAATTCACTTATTTTGTTTGCGTTATTTTCTACCGATTTATCGGCTTCGCCTAGTTTCTTTTTTAGATCATCAACATCGGCAAGTATCGATAGTTTTAAAGTTCTATTATCTCTTGCCATTAGACCCACTCCTTGAGAATTCTACTAAATGCTGCTTCCCATTTATTAATCAATTCAGGCTGAATTCTGCGAAGGGTTGGATAGATAAACCATCCTCGACTACCTCTGCCCTGCCTTCCAGAATATGTAGGGAACTGTTTAAACTTATTTGATCCAAACTCCATACCACCCCATAAGGTTTGAGTCGTAGCCCCACCCGAAAACCTTTGTGATGCGAAACCATAACGGAACTCACCAATTTTGCTTGATTTGCTGACCTTAACGCCATCTGCAATTCTTTTCGCTGCGATGCCTGACTTTGTTCTATTCGCAGCTGCCGCTTTAATTTCCTCAGATGCAAAATACGCCAGAGCAGCAGATTGGCGTTTTGCTTCATCGGTTGCAGTTTCATCCATAAGTTTGAACGCTTTGTAAATATCGCGCAGGTCGGATTTATTATATGCGATTGTGTCATTCGCCATTCCTCTGCTCCAATATCTCGATTGCTGTCATTATGTCGTCTGCTTCAACCCATTCGCTCATTGGTATTTGAGTTGCTATTGCTAACTGAACCAATAACCGGCTTAGGCTTCCTTCTCTGTGGCTTTTGGGTTTGCATCACCGACTTGAACATCGATTACTGTTTCGCACCATATCTCATAAGGTTTAACTGCTTTGCCCGCAGCTTCTCTCTTATGGGCATGATATGCCAAAAACATAAGATCACTTATGCCCATCTTTTCAGATGCTTGACCGATTATGTTCCCAGTCTTTTGTTCCCATTTTTGCCACTCAGGCGGTTGGGCTATGTAAGTTGCTTGCTCGCCTGAGTTATATTCAATTGTAATTGGTAGTTTCATTAGTGCTCCCGTTTCTAATTGTTAAGCGAAGTTTTCTGCTGGCACTCCAATAACTTGGAATGTCAAAGATACAGTTTGTGCATCTGGTGCAGTTCCACCAGCTGAAGGCCACATTGGCAATACTTGGAAAGTAAATACTGCGCCTGATGTAGCTGTGAAAACTGTGCTGATTGCTGTGTCTGGTGCTGACTCTGCAACGCCCCATAGGATCTCACAAAGTGATCCGGTAGCGCCCCAGTCGGCTAGCATCTCTACCGCTAGGGTAAAGTTGTTATCGATAACTTTGAAAGCCTTGCCATCTAAAGTTTCGTAGGTTTGGCGATTCATTTCGCCAGTTAGTGTTGCACTTGTTGCTTGAGCATCGAAAGTGTTACCACCGATAGTGAAGGTAACATCTCTGCCCGTGATTACTGTGGTAGGCACTTTGACTCCTTAGTTTGTTTGTTGATAATAGGTAGATACATTTATATCAGAGATCAATAGAGTTGATGCTCCAACTTGTGTAACTGTTGGTCTTTCGACCGCTCCGACAATATATCCATTTGGAATAACTGCCAGAATGCTCATTATTAATTGCTCGATATTATCGAGTGATGCTGGATTACTATTATAAGCGACCGCAGCTGTTATGGTCATGTTAACTCGACATCTAACAGATGACTTGCCAATTGTTTCAATTTCAAGATATGGTGAATCCGGAACGCACACAACTGCTGGAGGAATTACCGACTCAGGAACAAATGCGTAAACATTTCCAGCCACACCTGCTAAAGCGGTTGCAAGTGGTTGTCTAACGGATGAAAGAATTGTGGATGGTGGCATTATTGACAAATACCTTCAACATCTACATAAGGCCCTAAAATTCCAATTACTCTTGAATAAAGTGATCGACCCATTCTGTATGGTGTAGCTGTAAAATCAACGCCTTCAATTTGTCCGCCTGCTGCAACTCTTGATTGGAATACTTCAACCGAGATTGCAAAAACTGCTGATCTAACTGATT